AATGCGGACACCTAAAAATATAGTTGAAGATTACAGTGAACTACAAGAGAAGAAAGATAATTACGCAAATAAAAAGCGCAAGGAAATGGAAAGAGATATACAGAAAATCAAAGATGAATACAAATATGTAGAGCAAGATTTGGCAACATTACAAAAATATAACAAGTTACTTTCGGAGTTAGATGATTTACAAAAACAATATGATGGTTTAAATAATTATATCAATAATGATGTGGAAAATGTATTGTATTTACTTAGAGAACAAGGGTTCTTAGATACTTTAACAAGTATAACTAAAGTGAGTGAAGTATCGGTAGATGCCACTATAACTGATGACAAAATTGAATCAACAATAAGCGAAACAAAAGTAGTAAGCGAAACTAGTGAAAAAATAGAAGTTCTAACTTTAAAAGGCAAAATGGCGTCGCACTTGCGTGAAGTTCATTGCTTGGTTTTCGCCAAACTCTTAGAAGACGGTGTACTTTATAAATTATCGCCAATCCAATTGATAGCATTATTTAGTTGTTTTACCAATATTTCAGTCCAAGAGGGTGTTGAAGATTTTACACCATATACTGATGATAAAACGGTTAAAGAAATTATTAATACTATAAATGCGATGTATGACGAATATCAGCAAACCGAAATAGACTATAGGATTAATACGGGCGCTGATTACAATATGCATTATGATTTATTGAATTATGTAGAAGATTGGACAAAATGCGAAGATATTGAAGACTGCCAATTGGTTTTACAGCGATTGGCGTCAGAAAAGGAGATATTTTTGGGTGAATTTGTCAAGGCGCTACTAAAGATAAATAATATTGGTGCGGAAATGGAGAAGATTGCTGAAATGACAGGCAATATTGAGTTTTTAAGCAAATTAAGAGAAATACCAAATTTGACGCTGAAATATGTTGTCACAAATCAGTCACTTTATGTTTAAGCGCAAGCGACTGATTTAAAGCGTTAGCGACTGATTTAAAGCGTTAGCGACTGATTTAAAGCGTTAGCAACCTTTTAAATAAAACACAAAAATTAAATATTATATTAAATAAATATATGAAGATAGCTATAAGAACTGTATTTTTTCATTTTCTATGTATTATAGTATTTGGTATTATTTATCATTATATTCATTATCAATTTGAGCATAAAGGTGAACAAAAAAGACAATCAATACTTGATTATATTCTTTTAAGCACGACTATTCAGGCTGGTGTAGGGATTTCAGACATTTACCCAAATACAAGTATTGCCAAATTAATGTTAATTTTACAGCAAATAATAATGATATTGACACACGTGTTTACAATATACTTTTTTAATTTATAATTTTCCAAATAATACATAATTATTTTATAATATTACGTATTATTTTAGTTATTACTTCTGGATCTCTTATGTTTAATTACTTTTTTATGTTTCTTGCTTCCTTTATTTGATTTTTTATTTTGTCTTATTGTTTTTCTCATTTTACGTGATTTATTTTTATTTCTATTTGAACGTGTCTTATTTTGTCCACCTAATCCAAGATAACTTAGAATACCGGATGCTTCTTCTTGAGGTTTTTCAGGAGTAATTACAGGTTGTTTTTCAGTAGGAATTTCAGGTGATTTCTCAAGTGCTTCTTCAGGAGTTTTCTCTGGAATATTTGTTATCAAATTATTTTGTTCTTGTAAATCAGGAATATTCTCTGTAATGTATTCATTTACTTCTTGTGGTGAAGTGAATATTTTAAGAAATGACTTTCCATTTGAAACACCGAGATATCCACCATATATACCATCACCAAATAACTCTATTGCCACATCAAATAATATTTCTCCTCGTGAATTTATTGTTTTATATATTTTTACCATCGACTTTGGTAAATTATTATTTTCAATTGGGGTTGTAACAGAACTAACTATATCCGTTGTAGATTTATTGTAATTTGTTACATCATTATTTTCTGTTAAACCATAACCAGTTTCAACAGGGTTCGTAATAGATATTGGATCCTGAGTTTTTGTAGATAACGGTTGTAATTCATTTTCTGTAATAAATGGACTCGTTGTAACTTGTGAAGAATTTGGTTCAACACTTTGTAATGAAACCGATGAGTCTTCAATAGCACCACCACCACCATTTGCATTTTCATCCATTTCTTCTTCTTTTCTTCTTCTTTCCTTACGAGTTTTTACTACCTCTTGCTGTTTGAATAATTTTTCTGTATCTGTCAAAAAATTTATAATATCGTCCAATGCAGAGGTCACGCATTTCGAAAAAACCCACACCTCTTTACGTTTTAATGTATTATCTTGAAGATTTGTATAAACTGTGTTAAGGTCATTTGCAAAATGTCTAGCAGCCTTACCTACAACATCTTTAAATGAATCAGACGTCATAGATTTTGGGCTTGTAAAAATATTAAATAAATTTTTTTCAAAATTTTGAAAGCACCAAACCGTTCTTTCCATTACCAAATCAAAACTTTCTCTTTCTCTATCTTGTTCCTGTAAAACTTCACTCATAGTAGCAGAACCGCCTCCTCCTCCATTTACAATTACATAATTTGTAGAATCGATATGCGAATTAAACCGTATATTAAACTCTATCTCTAATCCTTTAATTAGTTCCGGAATTATTTCTTCATTCAACCTCCTTATAAGTTCATTTAAAGCATTTTTAGAATTGGCATTAGATACTTTATAATAATTACTTTGAACCAAAAAATTACAGGGTCCAAAAATAAAACTAGGTTGTTCGTCATTTGTTGGCTCTTCAAACTGTTCTAACACACAGACAGCTACATTTCTTCTATCCAAAAACAATTTTTCCTTACCACCTTGTATGACTTCATGATAACCATATTCTTTTTTTATACGATTACTTGCAGCATCCGCAACACCAATACAACCTACGAGGGAAATATCTGGATCTCCAGCTTTGGAAAAGTTGAGATCCGTCACATTCGCCACAACTCCGACTGAAGCTGGCACATCACGTATTAATATATTATAATTGTGTTCTAGTCCTGTAATAATGCTAATATTCGCTACTCTTCCTTCATGTTTACTACTATCGCTAAAAAAATTCCCTCTACAAAATAGTGCTCGACCTTCTCCGCGATTAATTAATTTTCGACCCATACCGCTACTACTGCTACTACTACTATTATCTACAGCCATTTGCTCGTACCCTACAAAAGTAACTATATCACTAAACCCTGGAAGGTGTTCTTCATAAACATGCGCATTAAAAGTCGATTGTATTTCTATCATAGTCTGTATACCATCAAATAATTTTTGCTGACTGCCAGGGGATATGGGTAGATATCCAAACATTTGTTCAACTAACAAGGGATCTATGAATTCACCTCCTTTTGGAGTACAAAAATTTTCGTATTCTGCCCGAACAAGTTCTTTTTTTGATTTATCACTTGAAGCAGTTTTACCAGGCAGAGTCTTAGAACCTGATTTTATATCACTCCAACTATTATTGAAAGGTTTATTACACGTTTTTAAAATGTCTGAAAAAATTTCTTCCACTTCAGTATCATTAAGCACTGATGTCCATTCTAATTCGCCTGTTTTTAAAATATCACTCCACTTTTCTTCGGTATCAGGATAATTCAGAAATCGACTGAACCCATCAGGATTGGTACGAGTTCTATTATTGACACGATCAAAAAAAGAAGGATTACTGGGGGAGGAAGAAGAGGAGGAAGCAGAAGAGGAAGAGGCAGATTCTGTTTGCATTGCTGATGATAAGTTATCATTTTCAGTTTTGTATTTCTTATATCCCCATTCTTGTATTATTCGCTTAAAATCATAAGTTAGTAACATTAAAGAAATTATAAGTTTATCAAAATCGTGACAAAGAAAATCTCTCATACCTCTTGTTAATATTTCACTAGTCAAAAATCTTCTACTTTTTTGGTAACAAAAACCAAAAAAAGCTGCTTGTCTATATAATTCGATATATATATCCCCTGAGAATTGTTTACTGTCTTTTCCAAGTTCAATTAACAAATCATAAACAGTACACTCGTTGTTTGTATTCGGATGGTTAACTTTTTTATCTAACTTCTTTGCCAATAATTCAAATTTAGGTGTACCCTCGCAACACCCATCAAAAAAGTTTTGATTTTTAATATTTTGATATGTAAATTTATCATCTTCTTCTGTTAATGCTGTATAAACCTTAACGCAGCGCGAGTCATTACGATAATTTAAAAATTCATACATAAAGGTCTCTTTAAGACTTGCCGCCTTACTGCTTGCGGCATCCATTTCATTTTGAAGAGTTGAAGCAAACATTTTAGGGATAAGAACTAAAAAAGCAACCCAAGCAGGACCTCTCAACAGTTTTGTTGATAATGTACACGCTTGACCAGTTTCTATATCATGTACAGGAACTGCTGTTTGAGTTAGTGATGGAAGAAAACGCGCCCCACCCACACTGGCAACGTAATCCTCTGATGTAAACTGAATAGAATTGACTAAACTACATTTTGTTATCCCCAACAACACTGCTGTTTGAGCCACATCAAGAGGAGATTTAAGTGAAAGTGTATCTGTAATGAGAACAATAGTATCATTTATAAGATCTATTTCGGGTATATAATCACGATTAGTTGCAATAAGTTCTTTCCTTTTTTCTTTAAGATATCCTAGAAAGCGCGACAATTCTAAAAAAGCTCCTATGACACTTGGATCAGTTAAATTATCTCTTTTTGATATTAAAACAACTTTTTCTCTACATGTATTCATAAATTTTCTCAAATTTACATCTAACGTTTTTCTTGATTTGATTGGGACAATTTCATCGAAACTATCAGAATCAGCTATTACAGCAGCTAACTCAAGTGATGTTTTACATACCTGAGAAATTGATACTGAACCGGCAATCCCACAACATTCTTCTACAACAATACTTTCATTTTCTAAACTAAATAGTTTTTTTACCAGTCCATTTGCTTTAAGAATAGAATACATTAAAGATTTTCTCGATTCTTCTTCTCTATAATCTTTAGTCACAGTAAATACTCTTCCGGGAACTAGCGCTACTTCTTCATCTTCTTTTTTATATTCTTCATTTATTGATTTCATGTCATTTTGAGTACCAATAACCACATTTTTCATCAATTCAAGACTGACTTGTTTAGCGGCATCATCACGCGGATGAGTTGCTGCGACATAATCCATACTTTGTGTGAATTTAGGGTCATAATAAGAAGTTACACCCCTATCTGGAGTTACGGGTGGGGAACGATAGTTATCTATACTTTGGAGGCGGTTAATTTCAGTACGTGCTTCTTCTAATTCTTGTCGTAATTGTTGTTGTTCTTCTTCTTGTTGTTGCTGTAATTGTTGCAATTGTTTCTGTTGTTGTTGCTGTAATTGTTGAAATTGTTGCTGTAATTGTTGTAATTCTTGTTGTTGTTTATGTAATTGTCGCGTTAGTGTGTCTCTTTCCATGGTAAGATTATTTATTAGTCCTAATTGTTCGGCATTTTTATTATTTGCTGCTTGTAATTGTTGTTCTTGTTGTTGTAATTGTTGCCTTAGCGCGTCTCTTTCTTCAGTTACTTGTTGTTGTTGTTGTAATTGTTGCCTTAGCGCATCTCTTTCTTCAGTTACTTGTTGTTGTTGTTGTAATTGTTGCCTTAGCGCATCTCTTTCTTCAGTTACTTGTTGTAATTGTTGTTGTTGTTGCTGCCGCTGATTTTGTTCCTGTTGAGCTAAAGCATTTGCATCTACTACTTGTTGCTGGTGTAATTGGACTAAAGCATATGCTGCGTCCAATCTTTGTTGTAACTGAACCATATCATCCGGGTTTGTAGCTGGTCCTCGTTTACCAAGATTGTTATTCATATTATCTATATTATACAAACAAATAAATTAACATTATAAAACTAAATTTTATTAAACTATTTCGTAAAACAAATTACAATAAAAGTTATTAATCAATATTAGTTTCTAAAATATTTAAATACTAATACTTTATTATGACTAATACTAATGAGTCTTATTAATAATAAATACAAAATAATAGAAAAATTAGGTGCTGGGTGTTTCGGTGAAATATATAAAGGTGAAAACATCAGAACCAACGAACAAGTTGCCATAAAGGTTGAACCCATCGTAAATAACCTAAAACTCCTAAAAAATGAATCAGTTATTTATCAATATTTGGTGGGTCTCCAAGGAGTGCCAAGTGTAAAATGGTTTGGTAAAGATGCTACTAATTATTATATGGTGTTAAATTTATTAGGTCAATCATTGCAAACATTACTAAATTCGAAGAGTTCTTTCTCTCTAAAACTGGTTTTGCAAATTGGTTTACAAATTATTTATACTCTGAAATCAATCCATGAAAAGGGATTAGCACACAGAGATATAAAACCCGACAACTTTTTACTAGGTAATAATGAAAACAATAAAAAACAAATATACATAATCGATTTTGGGTTTTGTAAATCGGTCGCAAATATAACAAATACAAAAAAAACAACAGGATTAATAGGTAGTTTAACATACGCAAGTTTAAACGCCCACAATTACACAGAATTAAGTTACCGAGATGATTTAGAGTCACTTGGATATATGTTAATCTATTTTTATCAAGGTTTTTTAGAATGGCAGAAAATAGAAGACGTTCAAGATATAATTAAAGCGAAACAACAAGTAATTAATAATGAGAAAATCCCCATAGTCTTGCGCGATTTTATAAAAGAGGTTAGACAACTCGGTTTTAAGGAAATACCGAACTATAATAGTTTAATAAGTTTGTTAAAGAGAGAAGTCGAAAACATGTAAATTTTGTATAAAAATAAGTTAAAACAACGAATAAATAATGTATAACAATAATAAAATAAAATGGTATATGATAAAATGAACGATTATATTACAACAATTTTTCACGTTTTTAACAGTATCAATGGGAAAGCAGATTTGAATCGCGATAAAAGATTAAAATGTATAACATTTTTGATTTTAGGATATGTGACTAATTTAGCGAAAGAATATAAGGTTGATTTGCTTCAAATTCAAGAAACCGAATCAATCAATATGATACCATTTTTTGAATACATTACGGCAAATGAAATAAATTTATTGGAGTTTGACAAAATAAAAGTGGAGGATATTGACACTAGTAAAAAAGAAGACGTAGAAAGGTTTATACTTTCGCATATTTATTATTTAACTCAGCATTAAATATTATAAAAATAAATATTACAGGGTTAAAATAATATAAAGGTAACATTGTATAGTAGATTATAATATAATGTCTTCTACTAAAGATTCCGCTACACCTTCCACCGCCTCCTCTGAACGTCTAATCGGACGTGTTAAGTGGTTTAACAATAAGGCTGGTTATGGATTTATTACTGTGACTGATGGTAGTCGCTCAGGTTCCGATATTTTTGTTCACCATAGTACTATTGGAGTTGCTAGTCAGCAATACAAGTATTTAGTACAAGGCGAGTATGTTGATTTTGAGTTGTCGGCAACTCAAGGTGGCGCTCACGAGTTCCAAGCAACCAATGTTGTTGGTATTAAGGGAGGTAAATTGATGTGCGAGACTAGACATGAGTATAAGATTGCTAGAAGCGCCTACAAGTCTTTGGTTGATGAACCAAAGGCAGAGGTTGTTGAACCCAAGACTCCTAGACAGAAGAGCGCACCTAGACCTACTCGTGATGCTGACGGTGAGAAGAAGGGATGGACTTTTGTTAGTCGTAAGACTTCTTCCGATAAATCTTCTCGTTCTTAAATTAATATATATTTAGAAAACGCTAGTTTAAAAATAATGTTTGTTAAAATTTATTATTTTTAAAAAACTTATATTATAGTAATATATAATGAAAATGCAAAATTTGGAACCGGCTACTATTGGTGGGGGAAAAAAGGCGAATGGACATAAAGCAAATTGTGCGTGCCCTATTTGTAAAAATATGAAACACGCTAAGAAGGGTGGATCTAAAATGCAAACTTTAGAACCTGCTACTATTGGTGGTGGAAAAAAAGCGAATGGACATAAAGCAACATGTAAATGTCCTATTTGTATTAATATGAAACATCAAATGGTTTCAAAGAAGAATAGACGCGTTACAAGACGCAATCGAACTATGAAGGGTGGTGTCAAAAGAACACGCAAAGGTAAAATAATCCATCAGAATATGAATCAAAATGATGATGATGACGATGATGAATTGCCCGCAGCTAACCTTCAGGGACAATTTGATGCTGTTGCAGATGATAATGATGATGATAATAATGCTGATAATAATGCTAATAATGAACAAATTGAGAATAATGAAGAAGTTGAGAATATGGATATGGATATTGAAGAGGAAGATGTAGATGAAGACGAAGATAGCGATTATGACGAACCACTTAAAAGAAAGAGAGTACATGGTGGACGCAAATCACGAAGAGGTAATGGTCACAAAGCAGACTGTAAGTGTCCTATTTGTAAAAATATGCGAAAAAGTGGTAAAAAAGGAGGTGTTTTGAGTCCTTATGAAACTGAAAAACCTAAAGAAACAAGCACTGATCAAATTGACAATATGGAAAAAGGAATACAAATACCTCTAGGTGAAGGAGCAGAAAAAAATGTTGGTGGTTCAAGAAGACGCAAATCTAGAAAATCAAGAAAATCAAGAAAAATCAGAAGACGTCGTTAAACATAAATAACAAAATATAAAATAAGTAGGTTTTATATTTTATAATTAATCTATTTAAAGTTTACTTGAGAAATGTATATAAATGGAACAAAAACAAGAACTTGATATAATAAGCGAACAATTTGAAGGGATAATAAATAGTTTAAACAACTTTAAATGTGAAATAAGTAATTTACAACAACAAATAAGAGCAGTAGAAAAAAATGTAAAAAAGCAAATGAAAGAGTTTAATAAGGAAATAACAAAAAGCAAAGGCAAAAATAAGGGTAATCGCAAACCATCAGGTTTTGCAAAACCAACTAAAGTAACAAACGAATTATGTGAATTTATGAATAAAAAAGAAGGTGAAGAAATTGCACGCACGGAAGTGACAAAGGCTCTTTGTAGTTATATAAAGGAGCATAATTTGGAAAACAAGGAAAACAGTAAAGTTATATATCCTGATAATAAGTTGAAAACACTATTGGGTATTGAAGAGGGACAAGAACTAACATATTTTACTATACAAAAATATATGAATAAACATTTTATCTAAATGATGACATTTATTTATTGTAAATTTATAAATTATGAAACTTAATTCCAAACTTATTATTTTGTTTTGAATTATCTGAAATACTTTTTTTTAATATTTTTAAATTATTAATTTTTTGCGTTAAGCATTTTGTTACCGCATCTTGATGTATTATTTTTTCAAAATGTGTTTCACCATTTTTGGCGCGATAAAATATATCCTTTCGCGTTTTTGTACAATATACACATAAACAACCATTATCTATATAATGTTCTGTTTGAATATCATTTATATATTGATTTTCCAAATAAAGATTTACATAAAAATTATATTCATCAAGTGTATATGGTATTGCAAAACCGGTCTGAGTTTTTGTTTCCCATTTTCGTATATATTGTTTTCTCTCTTTGTCTGAAAAATAAAAGTTAAAATATTTACAATCTTTTACTAATTTAAGATAATTCACAGGTATTTTGTATTCATCCTTAAATTTTTTATATAAATCACCAACCTTTTTGTTAGTTGTCTGATAATCATTTATTAAAACAATATCTTGTTGGAATATTGAAGAGAGAATTTGCCCCCACATATTCGAATCATCTAAACGTAATTTGATATATTTAATATTATTAAGTATTTGGATTGTATATTTTTTCTCAAAGTCAAAATGAGTAGGGTTCGCAATATTAAATTTATCAAAATAATGATCGCCATTGCCTAAATGTGGAAATAACTTGTTAAACCTGTCTATTACACGTTTGACACTATAATTATTTATATTCTCTTCAGAATTGTTAAAATGATATGGTGACAATTTTTCGAAGTATTCGGACATTTTTCTCTCTATTGGTGTTCTATAAACATCAATTACATAAACATTATCTCCTTTCTTAGCAATATAATTAATTATTTCATTAACAGATACATTATTAATACCTGTTAGAACATTAAGCATAATGTCATCATGAATATGAACTACATTAAAAGAGTTGCCGAGAGAAATCCTTAATGATGAAACTAATGTAGTTGAACCAACTTTGGGAGGTGTATAAATAAAAACGTAGTTCGGACTTTGAGTGTTAAATAGTTTATTTAGTACTTCTTCGGACATATAAAATAATACATTAAATTATTATATTTATTTTAATTTATTACATAAAATGGAGGCTATATTAGCGTATGATTTACATAATGGCATTTCAAAAAATGGCGCAATACCATGGAAATCAAAAACAGACATGAATTTTTTTTACAATACTACTAAAGGCAATGTTGTTATCATGGGTAGAAACACATTTCTCTCTTTGCCTGAAAATTGTCGACCTTTGAAAAATAGATTAAATATTGTCTTAACAAGTAATCCTGAACAATATCTAAACGATGATAAATACAAAAACGCAAATAATTTAATTTTCACAAGCAATAAAAATATATATAAAGAAATACTAAATAATAGAGAAAAATATACAACCTTTTTAAATATTGATTTCAAAATAATAATAATTGGTGGAAAACAAATTTACGATATGTATTTTCCCTTATGTGAAACAGTGTGGGTTACACGCATTAAAAAGGATTACCAATGTGATTTACATATTAGTTACGATTTTGAAAAACAATTTAAAGAGTGCGAAGTCTTGAAAGAAGATGATGAATTATTAATCGTAAAATATTTTTAATTTATTTTTTATTTTTTTTAAAAAAAAATGATTTTTCAAAAAAATTGAAATGCTTTTCCACAATTTGTCTAGGATTATTAATTATATAAACCCACACACTTTAAAAGTTAAAACTAAACTAATTTTAATAAGATGTCATCAAGTAACACTCAAGTAATATACTCTGTCTACATTCCTACAATCTCTAAGGTTAACACAGAGGAAATAATTTCTAA